ACTGCTTACACAGGAGTAGCTTCAGGCAGACGTAATACGAGTGATTATAAAATTACTGTAAATCTTTTACTTAATATTTATCGTAATCTACTTTCCAAATTAGCTACAACTTATCCAAGTATTGTTGTAACTCCAGCATCTCCTTCAACAGAAGATATTTTAAAAGCACAATCATCTGAAATATTACTTAAATATTACTGGAATAGAGATCAAATCAAGAATATGCTAGGTGAAGCTTTTGGATGGCTTTTATCTTGTGGTACTGTAGGACTTCATAGCTACTACAATGGAGAGGAAGAGAGAGTTAGTACTGAAGTAATTTCTCCTTATGATCTTATCTTCGAACCTTATATATTAAATCCAGAAGAATCAGATTATATTGCAATTCGAAGACATTCAACTAGATCTCAACTCGAAGCTGCATATCCTGATTCTAAAAAGTATATCGAAGATGCAGTAGATGCTCTAGAACAAATTGATAGACCAGGAGCCGCATCCTATTATCAAGTACCAAAAGGACGATTAGAGACGTTTGAAATATATTGGAAGGATGGTAAACATGCAATTCTTCTTAATGAACACTATCTGTATAAAGGAGAAAATCCTCTCGGTGAAATTCCTGTTGAAGTCATGAGATATTCAGAGATTCCAGGTAAATTATGGGGTGTAGGGCTTATTTCCCCCTTGATTGATATGCAATGGCTATATAATAAAAGTCGTTCTCAAGTGCTTCAAAACATTGAATTAATGTCTAATCCTAAGTGGTTAATACCTAAATCGGCTGGAGTTAGTCCACAAGCTATTACAAATAGGGCTGGAGAGAAAGTATTCTATAATGCTGCGGGAGGAGTACCAACACAAATAGCTGCTGCTCCTCTTCCTAGTCATGTTTTTGATAATATCACTCGGCTTCAATCAGAGATGATGGATGTATCAGGAATTCACTCTACTAGTTTAGGGAAAAGAGCAGTAGGTGTAACTTCTGGTAAAGCAATGTTAACTCTAGCAGAACAAGATATGAGCCAGTTGCAGCAAACTCAATTAAGAGTTGAGTCTCATGTTAAGAATATGGCTC